GGCATTTCTTTTGGTATAGGAGGTACAAATGCTTTTTCAAGTAGTCAACCTTATACAGTTACTAATAATAGTTTATCGTTTTGGTATAAAACATATACAAATAAAACACAATTTTATAAAAATGGTACAGCCAATGGAAGTGAAACTGATTATATAGCTGGATTAACTTATGAAGATTCTTGGGTTTCATTAAAATTGGTATTAAGAACAATTTCATCTACTCGATATGCTTTTGTATATCATCAAGGTGTTTTAATAAATTCATTAGATATTACGTCTTGGTCGCCTACAGGAAAATATATATTTGTAGGAGGTTGGTCAGGTGCATCTGCAGGATCGCATGCTGTTAATGCTGTTTCTATTGATTATATTTAATTAAAAAAAATAATTACATGAAAGAAAAAACTTTTATAAATAATACTAAGAATAACAAATTAATTAGAGAGAATTAATGCCAGCTATAAATTTCCCTTCAACAGGTTTAACACCAAACGTAACTACATATACATTAGGTAATCGTACTTGGTTATGGAATGGAAACGCTTGGCAATTACAAACAACTGTAGCAGGTTACACTGGTTCACAAGGTGATATCGGTTACACTGGTTCTCAAGGAACAACAGGTTTTGTTGGTTCAAAAGGCGATTTAGGATATACAGGTTCAAAAGGTGATCAAGGAAATCAAGGTAACGTTGGTTACACAGGATCTCAAGGTATTCAAGGAAATCAAGGTAACTTAGGTTACACAGGTTCAAAAGGTGATATCGGTTATACAGGTTCATTAGGTTATTCTGGTTCACAAGGTATTCAAGGTAACGTTGGTTACGTAGGTTCAAAAGGTGATATAGGTTATTCTGGTTCACAAGGTATTCAAGGAAATTTAGGTTATACAGGATCAAAAGGCGATCAAGGTATTCAAGGTTATTCAGGTTCAAAAGGCGATCAAGGAAATTTAGGCTACACAGGATCAAAAGGTGATATAGGATATTCTGGTTCAAAAGGTGATTTAGGTTATACTGGATCAAAAGGAGATACAGGACTTGGATTTAATATTGCAAAAATTTATGCTTCAGTTGCAGATTTAACAGCAGACACTTCGCCAACAGGAATTGTTGCTGGAGAATTTGCTATCATTAACACAAATGATGTTGAGAATGCTGAAGATGGAAGATTATATTTATGGACAGGATCAGCTTACTCTTATGTTTCAGATTTATCAGGTGCTGCCGGCATACAAGGTCCTCAAGGTAATGATGGTTACGTAGGTTCTCAAGGAAATTTAGGTTACACAGGTTCTAAAGGTGATATCGGTTATTCTGGCTCAAGAGGTTACACAGGTAGCCAAGGTATTCAAGGAGATTTTGGTTACACAGGATCGCAAGGTGTAATTGGTTATTCTGGTTCACAAGGTGTAATTGGATTTACAGGATCAAAAGGTGATCAAGGAAATTTAGGTTACGCAGGTTCACAAGGTATTCAAGGTGTTATAGGTTACACAGGATCACAAGGTGTAATTGGATTTACAGGATCAAAAGGTGATCAAGGTATTCAAGGCGTAGATGGTTACACAGGATCAAAAGGAGATCAAGGAAATTTAGGTTACACAGGATCAAAAGGTGATATTGGTTATTCTGGTTCACAAGGTATTCAAGGTGTAATTGGTTACACAGGATCAAAAGGCGATCAAGGTATTCAAGGTAACGTAGGTTACACAGGTTCACAAGGTATTCAAGGTGTAATTGGTTACACAGGATCAAAAGGCGATCAAGGAAATTTAGGTTACACAGGTTCACAAGGTATTCAAGGAGATTTAGGTTACACAGGATCAAAAGGCGATATAGGATATTCTGGTTCACAAGGTGTAATTGGTTATACAGGATCAAAAGGTGATATCGGTTACACAGGTTCAAAAGGCGATATTGGTTACACAGGATCACAAGGTGATTTAGGTTACACTGGATCTGCCGGTGTTGATGGCGATACATATCACACATTAGCAACAGGTTCATTTACATTAGGAAGTTCAGGTAACGATTCTGTTACTTTAACTACAACTAATGTTGATTATTCTCCAGGACAAAGTATTATTCTTGCCGCTACTGCAAATGCAGGTTCTCATCAACATGCAACTGTAATTTCTTATGTACAAAATACAGGTGTTCTAACATTTAATAAAGATTCAAAAACAGGAACAGGAACTTACTCCGCTTGGGAAGTTAATTTAGATGGTGCTATAGGTATTCAAGGTTACACAGGATCAAGTGGTTACACAGGTTCACAAGGCGTAATTGGTTATACAGGATCACAAGGTGATTTTGGTTACACAGGATCAAAAGGTGATATCGGTTATTCTGGTTCACAAGGCGTAATTGGATTTACAGGTTCTCAAGGTATTCAAGGTGTAATTGGTTACACTGGTTCAAAAGGCGATCAAGGAAATTTAGGTTATACTGGATCAAAAGGCGATCAAGGAAATCAAGGTAACATAGGTTACACTGGTTCACAAGGTATTCAAGGTGTAATAGGATATTCTGGTTCGCAAGGTATTCAAGGTGTAGATGGTTACACAGGATCGCAAGGTATTCAAGGTGTAATTGGTTACACAGGTTCAAAAGGCGATCAAGGTAATATAGGTTACACAGGTTCAAAAGGTGATATTGGATATTCAGGTTCACAAGGTATTCAAGGTGTAGATGGTTATACAGGTTCACAAGGTATTCAAGGTATTCAAGGTTATTCTGGTTCGCAAGGTATTCAAGGTGTAATTGGTTACACAGGATCAAAAGGCGATATTGGATATTCAGGTTCGCAAGGTATTCAAGGTGATATCGGTTATTCTGGTTCACAAGGTGTAATTGGATTTACAGGATCAAAAGGTTATACAGGTAGCCAAGGTATTCAAGGAGATTTTGGTTACACAGGATCAAAAGGTGATTTAGGTTACACAGGATCAATTGGTTATACAGGATCACAAGGTGATATCGGTTACACAGGTTCAAAAGGTGTAATTGGTTATACAGGTTCTAAAGGTAACACAGGTTTAGGATTTAACATTGCTAAAATATATACTTCAGTAGCATTATTAACTGCTGATACTTCTCCAACAGGAATTGTTGCAGGAGAATTTGCTATCGTAGAAACAGGCAATGTAAATGATTCAGAAAATTCAAGATTATACTTATGGACAGGTTCAGCATATAGTTTTGTTTCTGATTTATCAGGAACAATAGGTTACGTAGGTTCACAAGGTGTTATAGGTTACACAGGATCACAAGGTGTAATTGGTTACACAGGATCTAAAGGTGATATAGGATATTCTGGTTCGCAAGGTATTCAAGGAAATTTAGGTTACACAGGTTCGCAAGGTATTCAAGGTGATATCGGTTATACTGGTTCACAAGGTGTTATAGGTTATTCAGGAAGTTTAGGTTACACAGGATCAAAAGGTGATATTGGATATTCAGGTTCACAAGGTTACGTAGGATCTCAAGGCGATATTGGTTACACTGGTTCACAAGGTATTCAAGGTGTAATAGGATATTCTGGCTCAAAAGGAGATACAGGATATGTTGGTTCACAAGGTGTAATTGGTTATACTGGTTCACAAGGTGTTATAGGTTATTCAGGAAGTTTAGGTTACACAGGTTCAGAAGGTTACGTAGGTTCAAGAGGCAATTTACAAATCACAACTTCAGCAACTCCTCCGGGCGGTGCTGTTGTAGGTGATATTTGGATTGATTCAAATTCAGGCGTTCAATACTTCTACAGTTATGATGGAGATTCATATCAGTGGGTTGAATACGGTAATTTAGGAGTTACAGGTTACACAGGATCAAAAGGCGATAACGTAACTGCAAGTGCTTACTCTACTTACACATTAACAGGTAATAATTCTACTAATACAATTACTATCAACGGTGGTAATAATGTACATAGTATTTTAGTTTTCAAAGATGGTGTGTATTTAAGACCAACAACTGATTACACGGTATCAGGATCAACTTTAACATTAATTTCCACTCCTACAAGTGGTGTAATAATATCTGTAAGACAGTTACCAATTTAATTAACAAAGGGGTGAAAACATGCCAATAAATTTCCCTTCATCTGGCTTAACTGCTAACGTATCAACATACACATTAAACGGCCGTACTTGGTTATGGAACGGTTATTCTTGGCAATTACAAACACAAGTTGCCGGTTATACAGGCTCTCAAGGTTACACAGGTTCAAAAGGTGATATAGGTTATTCTGGTTCACAAGGTATTCAAGGAGATTTAGGTTACACAGGTTCAGTTGGGCCTACTACAGCTTATGTTTTTGATGGTGGTAGTCCTACTTCAAATTATTCAGGTGGTCCTGCATTTGATTGTGGAGGAATTAATTAAAATAAATGGGAAATATAAATTTTATTATAGATAAATATAAAGAGAATTTAAATTAATATGGCAAATATTCAGTTACAATTTAGACGAGGTACTTCAACCCAATGGACTGCTAATGGTACAGTAGTTTTAGCATCGGGAGAAATGGGTATTGAAACAGATACAAAAAAATTTAAAATTGGTGATGGTACTACTACTTGGAATAGTTTGCCTTATGGTGGTATTCAAGGTTACACAGGTTCACAAGGACCGGCCGGAGGTTATACAGGTTCAAAAGGTGATATAGGTTATACAGGCTCAACAGGAAGTTTAGGATATACCGGTTCACAAGGTACAACAGGTCCTATCGGTTATACAGGTTCAATTGGTTATACAGGTTCAGTAGGATTTACAGGTTCAATTGGTTACACAGGATCAAAAGGAGATATTGGTTATTCAGGATCTGTAGGTTATACAGGTTCTCAAGGCGTAATTGGTTATACAGGTTCACAAGGTATACAAGGTACAACAGGTTATATAGGAAGTTTAGGTTACACAGGTTCTCAAGGTGTAATTGGTTATACTGGTTCACAAGGTGTAATTGGATATTCTGGTTCACAAGGTTACACAGGATCAAAAGGCGATATTGGTTATACTGGATCTCAAGGTGTAATTGGTTATACAGGAAGTTTAGGTTACACCGGTTCACAAGGTATTCAAGGTTACACAGGATCAAAAGGTGATATAGGATATACCGGTTCACAAGGTATTCAAGGTGTTATAGGTTACACAGGATCAAAAGGAGATACAGGAACTGCCGGTGCTGATGGTGATAGATATCACACAACATCTACAACAAGTTTAAATTTATCTACGTATGCTCTTAATGATACTATTTCACTAACGACTGTAGATTTAAATTTAGATTATTCTGCTCAACAAACAATTTTAATTGCTTCTAGTTCTACTCCAGCAAATCACATTCAAGCTGCTGTATTAACTTACAATACATCAACAGGAGCTTTAACAGCAAAAGTTACGGATATTACTGCTGCTCAAAATAATACTTTAACTTCATGGCAAATTAATTTAGATGGTGCTGTTGGTATTCAAGGATTTACAGGATCAAGAGGTAACACAGGTTATACTGGTTCACAAGGTGTAATTGGATATTCTGGTTCACAAGGTTACACAGGATCAAAAGGAGATTTAGGTTATACAGGTTCACAAGGTGTAATTGGATTTACAGGTTCACAAGGTTATACAGGCTCTCAAGGAGTAATTGGTTATACTGGTTCACAAGGAAATATTGGTTACACAGGATCAATTGGTTATACTGGATCTCAAGGTGTAATTGGTTATACAGGAAGTTTAGGTTACGCCGGTTCACAAGGTATTCAAGGTGTTATAGGTTACACAGGATCAAAAGGTGATATAGGTTATTCTGGTTCACAAGGTATTCAAGGTGTTATAGGTTACACAGGATCAATTGGTTATACTGGATCTCAAGGTTATACAGGAAGTTTAGGTTACGCCGGTTCACAAGGTATTCAAGGTACAACAGGTACAACAGGTTATGTTGGTTCTCAAGGTTATACCGGTTCACAAGGAAATATAGGTTACACAGGTTCTCAAGGTAATATTGGTTACACAGGATCTTCAGGAGACAAATATCAAACAGTTTCTACAACATCATTTACATTAGGAACTTCTGGCAATCAAACAATAACAGTTGGTACAGGATTAAACTTTTCAACAGGTCAAAGTATTGCAATTGCTTATGACGTTAATAATATTCAATATGCTGATGTTAGTTCTTATACATCAGGTAGTGGTTCATTAGTTTTTCAAAAAACTGGTATTAAAGGATCAGGAACTTATGCAGTTTGGGTTATTAATTTAGATGGTGCTGTTGGTGCTTTAGGTTATTCAGGTTCAAAAGGAGATATTGGTTATACAGGATCTGCTTCAACTGTAATTGGTTATACAGGCTCGGGTGGTTACACAGGTTCTCAAGGTAACATTGGTTATACAGGATCTGCTGCTACTGGAACGATAACTTTTTCTTCTAATACAATATCTGGAGCTACTAATACAAATATTCAGATATCACCAAATGGTACAGGACAATTAGATGTAAATTCTCATAGAATTATAAACGTAACAGATCCATCAAATGCACAAGATGCGGCTACTAAAAATTATGTAGATACTGCAACATCCGGAGCTAGTACAACAGGATTTTCTTTGGCTATGTCAATTGCTTTAGGTGGATAATTAATTGAGTTATAAAAAAGGATAAATATTAATAGGAATTAAAATAAATGGCACAAAATTTTAGAAGATATATAGCAAGAAACGTAGGTACTTCACCTGTTACTTTAGTAACGGCAACCACTTACAATACTGTTATAGGAATTAAAATTGCCAACACAACGGCAAGTACACAAGCTTTAGTTGATGTTTATATATTAACCGGTGGTAATAATTATTATCTTGGTAAAACTATACCAGTGCCGGCAGGTTCTTCATTAGAACTTATTGAGGGTAAAGTAGTTATTCAATCAGGAGATGTTCTGAAAATTGTTTCTGATACTGCTACATCATTAGATGTTTGGGTATCAACAGTTGATGACATTTCAGCATAAAGGAATTAGGAGAATAAAATGGGATATGTAGGATATCAACCGGCGTCAGTAGGGTATGTAGGATCAAGAGGTAACACAGGTTACACAGGATCAACAGGTTCTCAAGGTGCTATTGGTTACACAGGTTCAGGTGGCGGTGGAACTTTTAATGAAACTAGTGCATTAGGTGCAAATACATTATCAAGTGTTCAAATTACAGGAACAGCAGGACAAATTTCTTTTACTGCTAATCCTACAGATCCAATAATTGTAAATGATCTTATTACTCTTTCAGGAACTGAATTAGGTACTCAAATATTACAAAGTATTTTTATTTCAGGAACTGGTGGACAATTTGGTTGTACAACATCAGACGCTCCTATAGTTATAGGACAAACTGTTACGATTTCAGGAACTAAAGGTGGCTCAGGTTCAATTACAGGTTATTCAAATCCAAAAACTTACTACGTTATTGATACTAACGGTTCAACATCATTTACATTATCAGAAACTCCAGGCGGTTCAGCAATTACAACAGGAACAGGTGTTCCTAGTGGATTGACTTTTACAAATACTGTAGGTCAAGTTACTCAGACATTACAAAATGCTTATATTACAGGATCTGCTGGTCAATTTTATTGTAACGCAACAACAACTCCTATGGTTACAGGACAAACGGTTAAAATTTCAGGAACTAAAGGCGGTTCAGGTTCTATTTCGGGTTACTCAGATCCAACAACATATTACATCATTGCTACAGATGGTTCAACAACATTCCAATTATCAGCTACGCCAGGTGGTTCAGCAATTAGTACATCAGCAGGTATTCCTACAGGATTAACTTATACAAATACTGTAGGTCAAGTTTCTTTAGCATCTGTTGCTGTTGCTGATACATCAGGTAATTTTACATGTGCTGCTGGTGGTGTTTCTTTAAGTGTAGGTCAAATAATTCAAGTTTACGGAACTAACTCTGGTTCATCTTCTATTACTGGATATACTTCAACTGCTGGTGGTCAAACATATTACGTTAAAGCAACTAATGGTACAACTTATGCAAATAATGGAACAGTTCTTGGTGCTACTACATTTCAATTATCATCATCATTAGGTGGTGCTGCAATTACAACAACAGCAGGAAGCACGACTGGTCTTTCTTTCTTTGTAAGAGGTACTGGTTCATTAGGAAATTATAATGGCACAACAAAAACTTATTATGTAAAATCAACTAATGGTACATCAACTGCTATATTATCTGAAACTGTAGGTGGTGATGCTATTAGTTCAACTGTAGGTGCTCCATTTGGTGTAACATATACTTGTAATCAAATAGAATTAAGCGGAATAGCAACAGCATCTTATTATGCTGCTGGTTATGGTTCTCCAGCTACAACTGGTCAATTTACGTGTTCTGCTTCATCAAGACAATTAGCTAATGGTCAAAAAGTTAGAATTTACGGAACAAATAGTGGTACAGGAACAATTACTGGTTACACAAATCCAACAACATATTATATCGTTGCAACAGATGGTTCAACAAAATTTACATTATCAGCAACTAAAAATGGAGCTCCTATAACAACAACTGTAGGTACTTTAACAGGTCTGTCAGCCGTAGTAGATGTAGGACAAAACGTAATTAGTTTTGCTTATACTGTAAATAAAGTTGCGGTTTTTGTTAATGGTATTAAATTAATTCCAGGTGTTGACTTTACAGCAACAGATGGTTCAACAATAACGTTGGTTAATGGTGTTTATTCAACTGATTATGTTACTTTACAAACTCAGTAGATGTATAAATATAACAAGAAAATGAAATTTTAATTATAAATAGGATTACAAATGGCAGATACAAAAGCAAGAAAACTCGCAAATATAATAGATACTTCAGGTAATATAGTATCTCCTAACGCTGGTTCAAATGCAACCACTTTAGGTATAAAAGATCAAAATGGTGTAGATTTAGCACAAAAAGTTAGAACAACAATTTCTGCAAATATAGCTACAAGTAACTGTTCTGGTTCTATGAGTAGTTATAATAGTGGAGTTAACTGTTCTACAGCCATCGCTAACGGTTACAAAGATTCAGTTTATGGTCCTAACGGATCATCACCAACATACCAAGATGCCAATGGCCAAACACAACCTCAAACAGTTAATATTCCAGCTCCTCCTAATGGTAACTGGTGGCTTTGGTCTGGTTATGGATTTGTAGGTGTAACAACATCAAATTGTACTAATATAGGCTCTTATGATGGTCGTGGAGGATATTCAGAAAATTTTACTGCAACTTCTACCTATGCTTCATTAGTATATGGTTCATATACAACAAGTGATGAACTTGGTGGTACATATCAATACAGATACGTAAACAACTGTAACTGTAGTTATGCTTTTAACTGTAGAACAAATTGTAACTGCAACTGCGCTTGTGCGTGTGCATGTTAATAAAATAAAATAGGAAATTAAAATGGCATTAATATTAGCAAGTCATCTAAGTCCACTACCAGTTTTAGAAGGTTATGATGATTCTATGTTAGGTGTATTGCCTGAATATAGATCAACTAAATCTTTGTCTGAACAAATTATAGATAATGATATTGTTAAAGTTGAAAGATCAAGCAACAACATAGTATTAACTTTTAATTTACCACATTTACAATCTAAAACATACACGATATCTTCTTCTATTTTTAAAGCAAGATCAATGTTTAACCTTTATATAACAAAATCTGGAGAATTTTTAATTCTTCCTGTTTCTGATTTGTTAAGACATCACGGATTTGATAGAATTAAAACTTTAAAAAATCTTGCAATCAATGGATTTATTGCTGATATATATTTTCACGATTCTTTTTCTGAAGGAATTGTTGTAATTAATAAACAACCTGTATCTAATGAAACTTTTGAAACAAAAAATAGATATACATTATTTGCAGATTATGTTGTTTCAAAATTTCCTTCATTTCAATCAATAAGAGATACTAATAAAGCTAAATCTAAAATTTTGTATGATTTAAATTATATTGATAGTATAGTTGCTTTAGAACAGCAAGTTGATTTATTAACAACATTAGTTAAAAATTTAATTAATAATACATCACAACCATCATGGTCTAGTGATTTTTTAACTAAATCTGAAGCTAGTTCTGTAACAACTTTACAATCAGCTACTGATGTAATTACTGCTTTAGATACTGCTAAAAAGAAAATAAGAGAATCTCAAAAAACATATTTTGATAACAAATAATTATTGAAGTATTGACATTTCTTTTGAAATGTGTTATATATAGATTATGGCAAATGCGACTGAATACAATTTTCATTCCTGGAAAAATAAGAATAAACCTGTAGAAGAATTAAAGATCGTAAAAAAATACGATACTAGTAATCCTCCAGAATACAAGTTACACCTACAATATCCAAAAGGTTGGAGAATATTAACATATAAGCCTCATACTTCTGAATTGTTTGATGAAAATGGTCAACCTTATAATCTTTCTTCAATAAATTCAACATACAAACAAGGCCATTTCCATGAGTGGATTCCTAATTCACCAACCAATCCTGGTAAAAAAAGTAACAAGCCAGTAATAGTTAAAATACAAATGGGATTGAAGTGTAATTATTCTTGTAATTATTGTAATCAAGCAACGCAAGTTCCTAATTCATTTCAAGGAAATCCAAAAGAAGCACAAGATTTTTTAGATAATTTAGATACATGGTTTAAAGGTGATGGTAATAAAACTCGTTGGGAATTTTGGGGTGGAGAACCATTAGTTTATATTAAAGTATTAAAGGTATTAGCAGAAGGATTGAGAAAGAAATTTCCTAAAGCTGAGTTTAATATAATTTCTAATGCTTCTATGTTGACTGAAGAAATAGTTGATTGGTTAGATAGTTTAGATGTTCAATTAGGCATTTCGCATGATGGCGAATCTTATAAAATTCAAAGAGGTGAAGATGTATTAGAAAATCCTGAAACTTTAAAAGCAATTAAATATGCTTATAATAAGTTATTTACAAAAGGCAGAATAGGATTTAATTGTGTTCTTACTACTAATAATTATAGTATGCACAAAGTAAGAGAATGGATAGCAGATAAAATGGGAATAAGTCCTTTTAACGTTCCTCTTTCTTCAGAAGAAATTATGTTGCCTTATGATGATTCTGGTATGATGTTATGTCCTACATCATCAATAGAACAACAAAAATTAAGAGAAACAATTTTTACAGAAGCATTTGGTGGAAAGATATGGGGAGTTTCGACCATATTTGATAAGATGGATGATTTTTTTAAATCTATTAGTACACAAAGGCCATTTACGGTGCTTGGTCAAAAATGTGGTATGGACAATCCTGATATTATTGCTGTTGATTTAAAAGGCAATTCTATGACTTGTCAAAATACTAATGCTAATTTAGAAAAACACAATATAGGTAAAATTTCGGATATTGAAGCAATAGAAATGAAATTGGTACATCATTTTAGAACTAGAGAGGAATGTGTTAGGTGTCCTGTAGTTCAATTATGTAAGGGTGCTTGTTTATTTTTAGAAGGTAAGTATTGGACAACTGCTTGTGATGTTTCGTATCATTACAATACGGCCATGTTTGCGGCTGCATTATTTAAATTAACAGGTGGTATTTTAAGATATATTGATGGAACTCCAAGGAGAGATACACAAGAAGAAAGATTTGAAGTTATTTCAGAAGATTTAGTTAATGATATAGTTAAAGATCCAGCTAAATATTTTAATTATTAATATGGAACATTTATTTACTACGCCTATTAAAATAGTAAAATTAAATTACGAAGAAATAAATCCTATTATAGGTAAAGCTCAAAGTCTTAAATTTACAAAAAATTTTAATGAAAATCTACCTAAAGACGAAGCTGATAAAATAGAAAAAATATTTAAAGATGAGGCTGAATTATATTTAAAAGAATTAACTGGTAAACAAATAGATTTAAAATTAAAACAAAGTTGGACAACAGCAACTTTAAAATATCAATTTCAAACGCCACACGAACATTCAGGTAATACTGTAATAGGTGTTTATTATGTACATACTAATGAGAAGTCTGGTGATATATTATTACATGATCCTAGAGGAGCAAATTCTTTTATACCTTCATTTGAAGATGGTTTGAGTGGTAGAAGTTATCATAGAATTACACCAAAGGTTGGTGACTTACTTTTATTTCCTGCATACATTGTACATTCTGTAGAACCTAATTTAAGTGATGAAACCAGAATTAGTTTGGCCATAAACTTTGAATATAAAATCTTTGATCAATTCAGATAAGTAAAATAGTCATTTTCTCTTGTTTTTTTTATTATAAATAGTAGAGACTATGGCTAATCCATCAACAAGAGAAACATTAAAACAATACGCTTTACGATCATTAGGTAAACCAGTTATAGAAATTAACGTGGATAATGACCAATTAGAAGATCGTTTAGATGAGTGTTTACAGTTTTATTCACAATATCACTATGATGGTATTCGTAGAACATATCTTAAATATAAATTAACAGAAGAAGATAAAGGAAGATTAAAAGCTTCTACGCCTACTACAGAAGTTGCCACTAAAAACGGTGTTACAACTACATGGTACGAAGCGAACAATTATATCGTAGTTCCTGAAACTGTTATTTCTGTTGTTAACGTATTACCTTTTTCAGACAAAGCAAATCTAAACATGTTTGACGTAAGATATCAATTACGTTTAAATGACCTTTATGACTTTGCTTCAACATCTATTATCAACTATGATATGGTGTTAAGACATTTAGACTTCTTAGATCAAATATTGGTAGGTATGAAACCTATAAGATTTCAACAACACGATAATAGATTATACATTGATATGGACTGGTCTAATGATTTGATGGTAAATGAATACTTAGTAATCGAATGTTATCGTAAATTAGATCCAGCAACATACACGGACATTTATAATGATATTTGGTTAAAAAGATATATAACGGCTCAATTCAAAAGACAGTGGGGAAGTAATTTAAGTAAATTTAACGGTGTAACTATGTTGGGTGGAGTTACATTAAATGGTGAGAAATTGTTTACAGAAGCTCAAACAGAAATAGAAAAACTAGAAAAAGAAATAAGAGACTCTTACGAAATTGCTCCAACATTTATGATAGGATAATGTATGGTTGTAATGAATCCATATTTCCAATCCGGTAACGGCATAGGAAACTTTTCAGAACAAAGATTACACGAAGATTTAATAATCGAAGGTCTTAAAATCTACGGAAATTTAGTTTATTATATGCCAAGAACATTGGTAAATAAAGATATTATTCTTGGTGAGGACGTTGCAAGTAAATTTAAAGGTGCTTTTCCTTTAGAAGCATATTTTGAAACTACCGAAGGTTTCATGGGGCAACAAGAAATTATTAATAAGTTCGGTTTAGAAATACGTGAAGATACTACATTTATGATATCTAAACGAAGATTTGAAGAATTGGTAAGTTCTCGTACCACATTAATTGCACAAGGTCGACCGAACGAAGGCGATATACTTTATATGCCTTTAATGAATAGTTTTTTTGAAATACTGTTTGTAGAAGATCAACAATCTTTCTTTCAATTAGGAAATCTACCAGTATATAAATTAAGAGTAACTCGTTGGGAATATTCAAGCGAACAATTAGATACTGGTGTTCAAGCAATTGATGACAAAGAAGCTGCATTTACATTAAATCAATTAGATCATCATACAACTTTAGAAGATGGTTCTGGTTCTTTATTATTAGAGAATGCTACTGTAAATAATGATAATGAATATTTCTTATACGAAGAAACACAAACAGGTGTTATAAATTCACCTTATGCTGATAATTTAGGATTTGATACTGAGTCTGGTTTTGCTACACCTACTCTCTCTGATGATATATTAGACTTTAATGAATTAAACCCTTTTGGTAACCCAGGAATATACTAATGTTTGGAACATTTTTTTACAACGAAGGTCTTAGAAAATTAACAGTTGCTTTTGGTACTATCTTCAATGATATTCAAGTTAAGAAATCAGATGTTAATGGCAAACAAGTTCAAAGTATTACTGTACCCTTAGCGTATGCACCAAAAGAAAAATTTATAGTTCGTTTAGATCAACAAAAAGATTTACAAGATAGAGAGTTTGCCGTTGTATTACCACGCATGAGTTTTGAAATATCAGGTATTGCTTATGATGCAACAAGAAAACTATCTCGTGTTCAAAAATATAGAACATCTAAATCAAATACAAATACTGGCGCAAATTACAATTACACTCCAGTTCCGTATAATATAAGTTATACTTTAAACGTATTTACTGCAACTGCTGAGAATGGATTACAAATTGTAGAACAAATATTACCATATTTTCAACCAGATTATACAGTTACATTAAACTTATTGCCTGAATTAGATATTAAAAGAGACGTGCCTATAATTTTAAATAATGTAAACTATGAAGATAGTTACACAGGTAATTTTGAACAAAGAAGAGCTGTAATTTATACATTAAACTTTACTGCTAAAACTTATCTATTTGGTCCTGCTTCTACACAAAAAGTTATTCTTAAAACACAATCAGATATACATGGAACAACAGATATAATTTCTACAGTGGTGGATGAAAGAATTACTATAATACCAAATCCAACAGATGCCAAAGCTGATGATGATTTTGGATTTACTACAACTATAGAAGGTCCAATCAATAAGTAAATATATAATAAATAGTATTATGACAAAGCTTGAAGATAAAGTAAATGAAATATTAGGTATAGAATCTACAGAAAAGCCTACATTAGAATCTATTGTTAAGATAGATAATCCTCCTGTTCCTAGAATAGAAGATAAAAATAAACCTGATATAGACAATGATTACAATTATAGTAGAGAGAGTTATTATAATTTAATAGAAAAAGGTCAAGAAGCAATTGAAGGTATATTAGAAATTGCAAAAGAAGGACAACATCCTAGAGCATACGAAGTGGCCGGCCAACTAATAACAAACGTGGCCAATACAGTAGATAAACTACAAGACTTACAAAAGAAACTAAAGGATTTAAAAGATTTGCCTAAGACTGCTTCAGCACAAATTAAAAATGCTTTATTTGTAGGTTCTACTGCTGAATTACAAAAAATGTTAAAGACTAAAAATGAAAATATTAAAAGCGAAAAAAGATCAACTGAACAAACAGATATTTCAGATAAGTGATTTAACATATATTAAATCAAGTGATCCTTTAAAAGAATTATTAAATGGTGAAGATATGAATGATCCTATAGAAGTTATGAAACATATTATATCCGATAAACCTAGAATAGGTGGTGCAGGTATGCCTTATATTGAAAAACAATATAGTGTTTATAAAGGTAGTCAAAGAATAAAAGCCGCTTTACAATTAGGTTATACACACATAGAAGGAATCATAGTCAATGAGTGAAAAATCTTCCGTATATCTAGGTAATCCAAACTTAAAAAAGGTTAATGTACCTGTTGAGTTTACACAAGAACAAATACAAGAGTTTGATAAATGTTCTAAAGATCCTTTATATTTTATTCAAAACTATGTAAAGATTGTTTCTTTAGATGAAGGTTTAGTGTCATTTAAAATGTACGACTTTCAAAAAGAAATGATTGGTACAATGCACAATAACCGATTTACTATATGTAAATTGCCTAGACAGTCGGGTAAATCAACTACGATAGTCTCTTATCTATTACATTATGCAATATTCAATCCTAATACTAACGTTGCCATACTTGCAAACAAATCATCAACTGCAAGAGATATATTAGGTAGATTACAATTAGCTTATGAAAATATACCAAAGTTTTTACAACAAGGTGTATTAAACTGGAATAAAGGTAGTATTGAATTAGAAAACGGCAGTAAAATCGTTGCAGCTGCCACATCTTCAAGTGCAATTAGAGGAGGTTCTTATAACATTATATTCTTAGACGAGTTTGCTTTCGTACCTGCAACTATTGCCGAACAATTTTTTAGTTCAGTGTTTCCTACAATATCGTCTGGTAAAAATACTAAAATGATTATCGTATCTACGCCACACGGTATGAATATGTACTATAAGTTATGGACTGATTCTGTTAATAAACAAAATGATTATGTTCCTATAGAAGTGCATTGGTCAGAAGTTCCAGGTAGAGATGAAAAATGGAAAGA